GCGGTGTCGCTCGATTCCTTCCTTGTCGCTTGCAAGGGGGACGACTTGACCTTCGAGCAAATCGCCACCCTCGAAGAAGGGGGCATCATAAAGGTATAGCCCGCCGCGAGGTGCGCCCCATAACGATTATGTTTGTTTTTTGGGGGGCGGGACATTTGTGGTGAATTTCGCCCGTCCCCCTTTAAAAAAATGAAAAAGATATGGAATATCCAGTATATCTCGGAACGAAGTTGAAATATCTCGTCACAATCACGGCGGTGGGATTCTCGATGGTGGAACACAACTTCGATATCGTGTTGTCAAGAGGCTCGAAGTCAAAGAAATTCGAGAAAGACGAACTTGTCTTTGACGGCGAGAACTACTTCATCGCCTTCGATACCTCCGATTTCGGGGCGGGAGACCTGAACGCCACGGTTACGGCCTATGTGCCCGACGAGGATTTCAGCGACGGAATCCGTACAGAAATCTTCAAAATGAAACTGACGAACATCAAGGCGTGATATGGGTTGCTTGTCGGTAAATATGGTGCGCGTCTCCGGAGCGGATATGTCTTTCACACGGGAAGGAGGGATAAGCGCATCGTTCACGAAGCGGGGCGGGATGACCGCATTCTTCTCCCCCATCTGTGCGGTCGATATCAGTGGGCGTGTCGTGTATTTGCGGGATATCGACGAGAAAGACCTACTCGATAGCAACGATATGAGACTTAAAACCATCAAATAGAATTATAGTATGTCTGATTATTCTTTACAGTACCCCGGAGCAACGATAGATGTTCTTTTGGGAAAGGTAAATAACCCGGACAGTTCGCCCACGGCAAATTCCAACAACCTCGTCATAAGCGGCGGGGTGAAGGCATTTGTCGAGGCGATAACCGGACTGTTGTCGAACCTCAACACGACCGCAAAGACCAATCTCGTCGCCGCCATCAACGAGGCGGCGCAAACGGGTGCCAGTGGACTGGTCGATATTACGACGCAGGAGGACGGGGAACTTGTTTTCGTGTTCTCGAATGAAAACACGATTACGGTGAGTCTCAACCATTCCCACGATGAATATTTTAGCAAGGTGGTCGGAACGGCACAACCGTCGGGAGGATTCGTCCCGGATTCCGTCTATAAACTCGAAAATGTAACCGGAACCGTTACCTTCGCACTCGCCGCAGCGGTGTCCGGGAACATCAATCACTACTACTGGACTTTCAACACGGGTAGTACCGCGCCAACAATTACTTGGCCGTCATCCGTCACCAAGTGGACCGGCAACTGCGTGACATCGAATGCTCCGGTCATTTCGGCGAACAAGCATTATGAGGTTTCCATCCTTGACGGGGTTGGATTCATCTTCGAATCGTAGGGTATGGACGCATTACTTCGCAGAAGGCAGATGATGGGGATGGACACCGCCCCTGCGCCTATTTTCCACACCCGGCTTGTCTTTGACGGGGTGGCATATATCGACACCGACATCCAAATCCCCGAAAATGGCTCGGTGCGATGTGTTTTCGGATGGGAGCAAACGAAGGGGATGCAGGCATTGTTCAATGCGGGAGGACGGGTTTACGCGCTGCTCAACACAAGCACCGACGCAAACCGAAGATGCTTCACGGCGTCTTATGATAGCGGAAGTTCTCTTGTTAGCGGAACATCATTCACTCTTGGATGGGGGAACGAGTCGTATGGTTTCTTCCTTACGCCGAAGCGGGTAGGATATGGAACTAATTCGAAGACATTCACAAAGGGTTCGTCCCGCCCGGAGAGCGGACTTGTTATCGGCAATAACGCCGCCCATACAAGCACTCCGTTCACCGGAAAAGTCGGAGGTATTTTAAGAATTTACGGAAGTGATGCACAAAATGTGACTTCTTACTCTGGCTTCGATAGTTATACTCCCGTTTATCGCCTTCGTCCCTGCACCTATCTCGGAGAGGCTGGGCTGTGGTGCGTGGAGACCGGGCAGTTCTTCGGGAACTCCGCAGGCGCTGGACAGTTATCAGTTGAAGATTAAAATCAAAAAAAATATGGCAAACGAAACTTTATATCCTTTCGGTGGCGGGCAACTCCCGTCCGGATTCCCCGTTGCAGACGATTGTAATACCGACAGAGGTGACATTTCTCTTTCTGCACGGCAGGGAATGCGTCTGCAAAAGCAGATTAATAGTTTCCGTCTTGGAGAGGTGCAGACCTACGGTAAAGTACCCGTCCTCAATAATTACACGCAAGTACGAATCGACCCGGAAACGGGAGAGATTGAGAGCGTATCTTCTACCTATGCTGGGCAATTTGTGAACGAGTACCCCATCGACCTCGTTAATCGAGACTACATCGCATCGTATGGGTATGGTAGCGCTCAAACTGGCATCTTCACATTTAATTACTACGATGCCGAATGGAACTATCTTGGTGGCGCATATAGGAATCAAGGCGGGGAACCAGGCACATTACTAACGATGGCGAAACTTGTGTTCCCGGATTCGTGGCAGAGCGACCTTGACACCTATAAGGCGCAGGCGGCTTTCGTGCGGATTATCGGATACAACGGTTATCGCCCTGCAGACCTTTACGAGACCTGGACCATACCGCAGTCCATCCTCGCAAGGGGTGTAACCCCCAATCAGATTGATATCTACGCCACCCTCATCAAGACACCGATGCTTACTGACGGCGTAAACAACAGCACGGAGATTCAAACCGAGGATGTCGTGTCTCCCTGGGGTATCATCTGGCCAGACACCTATTCCATCAACGGGCAGCCAACGCCCGTGATTGCGATGCTCCACGGCTCGAATGGCTATGTGGCGGAAGGATGCCTCGGTTACACTTCCGGTGGATGGATTACACAACGGAACCTATACCTTGCAGCCGGATTCGCCGTTATGGACATCAACGGCTACGGTGTCAGTACGGAGGCGGATGAACACTCCGAACATTGGGGATGCCCACTCGCCATCGAAACACTTGACAAGGCGTGGGAGTTCATCAAGCAGAACTTCAATGTGTGCGATAAATTGCTTATCCACGGGACCTCTATGGGTGGCATCATCGCCATGACCTATACAAAGTGTTTCCCTGGCAAGGTCGCTGCCGTTGGTTGTTTCGCCCCGAACCTTTTCTGCTATTCGATGCGTTACATCTCAGGGGATGGCAGTAAGGAACTGGCTTGGGGTTATGCTGACCACGAAGCCGCAGAAGCAGACGGATACAAGAACCTCACTGGGTACATCCCTCTTAACGAGTGTCAGATTATTGATGACGAGACGGGCGCAATCTCGCAGTTCGACTGGACCGATTATCCACAAGCGGATAGAGCGCAAGTGCTGACGAAGAAATTGATTGACCGCTTCCCCGTGCAGATGCGGGTGTGGCAGGGAAGTGCCGACACCTCGGTCTATCCGAGCAATTCGCAGTTGCTCGTTTCCTCCCTTCGCCGTGGCAATTCGCCAGTTACCCTTCGTATGTGTAACGGAGCCGGACATGACCTCGCTGGAGTTGCCTATGTCCGCAACGAGGCGGTGGACTACTTCAAGAGTTTTGTTGTGCAGTATCCGTAACCAATCACTTTCGGCCCTAATTGACTGAATTAACAACGGGAGGGCAGGGCCTCGCAAGAACCATACTTGCCCTCCATTTAAACCGATTCACAAAAACGACAGATTATGAAACAGCCAGACATCGGAACAACGGCCAACAATGTAGTAGAGGGCGGTGTGGCCGCCGTGACAGTCGCCGTGTTAAAACAAACAGTTCTTACAATGATTCCTTTTGCGTTGCCAGCATTGGTCTTGGTGTTTCTCGACTTGTGGTTCGGGGTCAAGGCCGCACGCCATCGTTACAAAAAGTGGAGAAAAGAAGCCGACCGAGTTACTTTCTCGAAGGCCCTTCGTGGGACGGTCGGGAAGGTCATGGAGTTCTCCGCATGGCTCGTCCTCGCCTCGTCCGCGTCGATTGCGTTCGATAAGGAGTGGATTCAATGGTCGGTCCTCGGTCTGGTGTATCTTAACGAGTTCGGTTCCATCATCGGGAACTACCTATGCACGAAGGACATCGACTTTTCCCTTCTCGCCTTCCTCCGTGCGGTGCTGGTGTTTATCTTCAGATGGATTGGCTCCAAACTCGGAATCGTGACGGACGATGTGTCCTTCGACGATGTGCTGAAACCCGCAAAGCAAAGGAGGAACGCGAAGGGGCAGTTCGTGAAGAACAAGAAATCCAAGTGATATGCCGCTCTGGGGAGACTATTATTGGTATCATGGCCTCTCTCTCGCCGACAGAAAGCGACGCGAGAGGGAGCGGAAGGCAAGGCATGACGAGGTTGTTCGGCTCTGGCGTGCTGGGGCAATCTCGTGGAACGAATACTGTCGCCAAGAAAAGAAATACAGAACATGACGAGGCAAGAAATCATCACGGCAATCAAGCCGTATTTCGACATTGACGAACTGGTGTGCGACCACACCTTCAAGAAGTGGGGCGAGCAGGCATGGCAGTTCCTCGACACGGATTATCTCCACGCCCTTCTCATTAT